TTCAGGAAAAAAGGAATGATTTTTTCAGAGGTAGGGGGGAGCATCCAGCGCCGGAGCTTTTGCAGATTTTACAAAAATTTTGTTATTTTGAAGATTTTTTACAAATATTTTGTTAGTCATCGTTGATAATAATCGAACCATCAGCGCTGACTCTGTATCTGCTTTGCTTGCTGCTGAAATGCTCCTTATTATGGCAGTCTATGCATAAGTATTCCAGATTGTCCCAGTTCAATGAGACGCTTGGATCTCTTAGCTTATCTCCATCAAGGTATATCTTGTGATGGCAGATATATCCTGGCTTGATAAATCCTTGAGCTAGGCAGCGCTCACATAGTCCACCAACTGATTTGATGTATGCAGCTCTGCACTCTAGCCACGCTTTAGAATTATAAAATTGCTTAGCCTCTGCTGAGTATTCCTTCATGCCTATACAGGGAAAGAGCCCCCAGCTATACAGCTGAGAGCTCTAAGGTTGTGGGGAGACGTTCTTTAGACGTCCACTTTCTCGCTACCATTGTAACCTGAGAAGTTGTCCCCTGATGCTCGAATTTAGATATATTGTATTAAAAGATAATAAAATTTCTGTCGCATGATTCCAAACTCATAGCGTGAACCCAGATATCCTCTGTCTTTCACCTGATAATATGTAAAGCCATAACATACACTTTTTCTCAATACATCATCCTGGCCACCTGCTGCCGCCTGAATGCATCTATCAATCAGCTCTATCTTTTCTTTTATCTCAGCTCTTTTAATTGCAATCTCAGAGGTTGCATCATACTGATTTGATGTCTGAACTCTTTCAGTGTCATATTTTATCGCACTGTTTGAATCTGCTGCCGGAATAGATGCCAATAGTCTCGGATATCTTAAGGCATAATGAACAGCTGTCAGATAATCATCCTTTGGCAGATACCACTTTGATTCTGTAGACGGAAGTCTGTATTTTCCCATACTCACACCTCCGCATATTTCACTAGTGGTCTTTCCCTGTTTATGAGGACCTCAGCTCTCTCCTTGCTGCATTCAATAATCTGGCCTTGTCTTAAGAACTGTCCCAGCTCATTATCCTTGTATGGAATTAGCACGACTACTTTCACAAGATCTGATGCCTTAACTGGCTTTTTGACCTCTTTTGTCTTTTTCCTTGGCTCTTTTTCTATGACTTCTTGCCACTGTCTGACTATATACTCATTGTCATAGTCATATTCAAATTTTGGGACGTTCAAGAGCTTTTTGATATCAAAGTTCATATCATATGGCACGATATAGCCATTTTTGCCATCTATTATCCCCATTTCGCTCGCTGATGGATATGGAGTCACCAAAACAGGAATATTTTGATTTAGAGCCTCTAAAATCGCATATGACCATGCCTCTGAATCTGATAGCTGGACAACATAATCTGCTGCCTTGAAATATTCAGCTGCATACATATCCAGTCCCATGTTGAAAAAGCCTCTTGGAGCTTGAGGGATTTTTCCTTCCGAAAAATTCAGCCATAAGAATGGAATTTTAGCTTTTTCAAGCATTTCCGCCAGCTTCATCATCCTTTTTTCATTTGAGCCTTTATCCAAAGCCGGAATCCTTGTAGCGCTCATCAGAATAAGCGGCTTTTTCGTGTCCGTAATAATCGGATTATGTATTACATAGGCATTTTCAGCCTCGGTGGTGAAACTTTTCTTTGAGGCCTCCGAAACTGTAACAATCTCATCACAGTTCTGAGGTATGTGCCATCTGGGATTAGTCTTACAAGCGTGGCACATCTGTATAGACTTGTTGTATTTGATATTTTTAGGAATTTCGTCCAGGATCCTGAGCATGATAAGAACGTCACAGGACAGCTGCTGCCGACTTGTGCCATTTATTACTTTGACAACCTTCTGCATCTTCTCGATGTGCTCTTTCGGAGCAACTTCGACTACGTAAGTAATATCATAAATGCTCTTCATGACCTTGCAGAAGTTGAATATGAATGTTGATATGCCTCCAATGACATTTTGCTTGTGAATGAACAGGATTATGCTCTTTTTCTTGCCATCTTTTGGCTTTTCTGCCTCAGGAACAGGAATTATCTCGATATTTCTGTATGGCTCACCTTTTAGGTAATGCGTCCACATCCTCATAGGCTTATGGATCTGACAATATCTTTTCAGCTCTGGGATGTCGCATCTGTTTGTCAAAAGCCATACTTCATTGAGCTCATCGTCTTTTTTGATTGCCTCCAGGACATCTGTCATGTCTTTTGTTACGTGGTCATAGTAGTAAACCACTCGCTTAGTGTGCATGATGCCCTTTTTAAAGCGCTTTATCTTGCTATTTTCTACCGCAGTCCGATAAAAATACATATACTCTGTAATGGCTGCGTGTCTCATGTTTTTATCATGGTCTAAATAGCCGATTTTTCTTGAAAAGTCCTCGTCCTCTGTGCTGTCCTTTTTCTCGTTGAATCTCACATCACCTATGAAAGCTCTTCTGAATGTTCTTGTGCAAACAGATGGATTTGTCAGATAATCATTGTCTGACCTGAGCTTATGATTGTGCTGAGCTCCCTGAGTCGATAATGATTTCCAAGACAGATCTATGACATCTGCTGCCGATGAATCAATCTTATCAATCAGAGTTTTTATGAAATACTCTGGGACCATATCATCAGCATCGATGAATTGAACATATTCCCCAGTCGCATTTTCAAGTCCTAGGTTCCTTGCGCTGGCACATCCTTCGTTTTTCTTACGAATGACAGTCAAGTACCAAAAATAATTTATGAATGGTTTTATAGAACCATCATCCACTAAAATAACCTCAACATCTTCTGTGATCTGAGGCTCAAGAACCTTAAGCAGCTCTGATGTATAAGGCTCAGCATTGTAATATGGAATTATGATTGATAATTTCATTCCCCATCATCACCTTCTTCCCATAGCTCCATAGGAATCAGATGAGCAAGCATTCCATCCTCCCCAATAATGAGCTCAAGAACACAATCTTGATTCTGATGCGCCACTTCAGCCATTGCTTGAATGGCTGCAATTGCATTTTGACTAGCCATAACTTCCCCCTCTCTTTGAAAATTATGATTTATTCCTCATCATCGATTTTGATGATAAGATCTGCGTCAGTATATATTCCCTTGACAGGTAGCCACTCGATAACATTCATCTCCAAATAAGGTTTAATCCCTTTTTGTTCACTTTTGCATCTGCATATTTCATGCTCTTCTTTATCCAGCAACAGGATCCTGACGTCTTTTTTCAAGAAAAATAATAAATCTTTCAGTTTTAGCTGCATAAATCCCCCTTATTCGTCTTTTTCTTTATCCTTCCAGAGCTTACTAGCATCAAATTCAATATCGCAATGCTTTAATATGATTCCTGTTGCCGCGCCATACGCAAATAACTCTCCAGCACTTTTCCAAGTATTTATTACATCGTCGTCATCATAATCGTCTAGATGAATACTTTTTGCTTCTTTCACAATTTCATTTAATGCTTTTTTTAAATCTAGATTTGCTTTATAATGGCCAGCAAGATAAGCTCTTATCTCATTCTCAGGTATATTTTCAGCTTTATTACCACTTAATCTTTCATATTTTTCAACATCAGCACTTAATATCACTTATCCCACCTAACTTTCCAAATGTTTTTTCTAAAGTTTCAATAACTTCGTCAGCAGAAAGCCATCCAATAACCTCTCCGCATTCACCGATCATGATTTCTAACCCCCCCTCATTCTCAGTGAACATATCTGAATATCCTCCATAGGTCCCATATCCATTGATAACCGAAATATGAGTTCCAGATATATCAAAATGCGTCCTGTGAATATAATATTTTCTCAGCTCACAATGTGCTTTACCAAATGGGCGAAAATTGCTCTCCCACTCTTCTGACTTATCAATCCATTTAATTTTTTTCTCGTCCAGGATGCTCCTGAGCTTTTTCATCTCCTCACAAATTTCCACGCTTTTTCTCCTTTTTGCTGTCCAGGTACATATCAATGCGATAAATGACATTTTCTATCTGCTGGACAGTTGCTATATCTGGAACGATGCTCTTCATCATGTCGATATCATAAAGCTGCTTCTGAATCCCAGTCATTACCTCGACAAACTCGGAAGTCAGAGCCTCAGATGCTTCTCGGAATCCTCTTTCATATTCTGCACTATTGTTTTTCTCCATCTTTCTCCTCTGCTTTCTCGATTGCATTCTTCCTGATCACTTTGAATTCTATGCGTGCCTCAATCCTATATTGCTCATCGTCAGATATCGTGACTGTGGCGCTTCTTGAATTCATGTCAACGCATTTATCCATCAGGTCAAAAATATCATTCCTGAAACCTTCAGAAAATTTCATCTCAAATGTTTCGCCCATCATGTTTCCTCTCGCATTTGCGTAATTTATCTTCCAGGTTATCTATTCTTTTACCCTGTAATTTGACGATTTCATACATAATGCGCATGATTGAGTTCTGCTTGTAGCATGAAACCACGTTCATCAGAGTAGCTATCACGTTAAGAGCTAATGCTATTTTCAGTGCAATCATAATCTAGCCTCCTCATAAGGCTCAGGATATTTTGCCCAGGCTTTCACATCATCAGTCCAGCTGCTGCCGCTTTCAAGGCCATAAGCTCCATCGTCAATGCTGCAAATGTCAGTTGATACATAGCCATTTTTTGATGTGATCAGAATCTCTTCTCCGTCCTCTGGCATATCACAGTCAAGATGATTGTCATAATCTTCCAGCGTAGGATCCTCTTCTTTTTCTGCTGCAGTTATTTCATGCCATTTCACAGGAATCCAGTAAATATTTTTCATTTGCCACATACATTTTCCTCCCTCAAATTCTTGATAATATTAAGCTGACTATCAGTAAGATAGCCGTTGCCAGCTCCCATTTCCTGAGCTGCTCCTCTTCAGGCAGTCTCATTAAACATTCTCCTCATCGTTGAAATGATGCCATGGTCCCCAGTCAATCCTTAATCCGCAGTGAGGACATAGCTCACAATCAAGGAATCTTATTTCGTCCAGGCAAACATTGCAGCGCGGACAATAGGCATCATCACACAATCCCTTGATATCTACTGGAGTTGCTTTATCCGCAAGCTCTCTGAGATATTCGTCCAGTGTAATCTGCCCTGTAATAATTCTCTTACTCAAATCATTCTCCCTTGAGTAGTTTCTCCATGCATTTCTGACAATACCAACGTGTCTCCCCACGATTTGAGATATAGTGGATGTCTTTGCCAAGCTGACCTCCCATGATGCGATTACCACATTCACAGCAGATCTTTGGCTTTTGACTCTTAACTTCACTCATAATCAGACCTCGTTTTCTTGTGCAAAAGTGAAAAAAGTTTTAAGTTCTCAAAGTTTTATTTAGTTTTCCAAAAGTTTTTTCTCCAGCTCATCAAACTCCTCAGGAGAATACTCGTTCTGAGGAAATTCTATAAAGTTCCTGGAGCCGCCCTTCTGCTTCTGCTGGTCACGACCATTTTTCTCTCTTGCATTCCAAGTAGCAAGGGCTGCTTTCCAGTCCTTGATTCTATCTTTGCCGATTTTCCAGCCTTTAGACGTGTTGAAATTATAAAAGACAACAGGATCACAAGTGTAATGCTGCTCTAGACATTCCAGCTCAACTTCTTTGAGTGAAGGAATCTCATTTGACTCTTTTGAGAGAGTCTCATCGTCATCCCCGGCTTTTCTCTCTATAGACTCTCTCTTTTTATTAATATCATTTACATATTCATTTACATATACATTATCAGTTATTTTTGTTATAGCTTGATATTGCTCGTTATTGTCTGTTATAGCTTGATATAACTCGTTATTATTAGTTATAACAGTGTTATCGTTTGTTATAACATCCTTAACATTGTTATTGTTTGTTATAACAGTGTTATCGTTTGTTATAACATCTATAACAGTGTTATCGTTTGTTATAACATCTATAACAGTGTTATCGTTTGTTATTGAAGCCTTATTTCGTGCGGTTCCCCAGCGACTAGCCATGCCTTTTTTACCAGCTTCTGACCTTGCTTTTTTTTCTTCTTCCCATTTGACATTGTTAATATCCAATGTCTGTTTGATTGGAATGAAAGCAATTTTACAAACCGGATCGTCGAGAACTGGATCAATATCTAATTCATAATCCAATATTGCCTGGAATAAGATTCCTTTTTGCTCATTTGTCAGAGCATCAACAACTTCCTTAAAACTTGTGTACAAAATAAAACTGTCGCGTGTCATTATTCGTTCTCCTTTAATTCATACTCTCCGAAATCCTTATGTATATATAAGGCTCTTTGCTGTAAATTTTTTCAGCCGTAAGTCTGATGATCTGAGAGTCATCTTCCCAGGCAATATCATTAAGAGCATCAAGAACAGCCTTGATAAGATTATCAATATCCGGCTTTTTGGTATGTTTTAGAATCCCATCTTCCATGGCAGCTTTCCTTGATTTAGTAGAGCTGCTAGGTATAGGCATACCGAAAAAGAGGCTTACATGTAGCGGAGTCTCGCGTTCAAACTTGAATCCTCCGCTGGCCTCTTGATACTTGAATGCTATTAAATTTTCGTACTCTGCCGTTTTTGTTGGAGTCTTGACCAGAATACGTCCTCGATAGATATGAAATCTCGGTCTCCCCTTCGCGACTGGAATCGTGGACAGTCTGAATGTAATCTCCCTCAATTTTCCCTCCCCACAGGCGGAGGATTAAGCGCCTCCGCTCGCTCAACTTGTGTTTGTGGTTGCAATATATGTGATAAATTCCTTACCAAAAGGCAAAATTATCCCATATTTCCCATTGCTAGAATTATTCATTTGTGCTATATTTTTGGATGGAAATAGCCTTAGACAAGCAAATCCAACCGGACTACGTTGCAGCGTAGTCTTTTTATTTTCCGTGTTTTCTTTCAAGTTCTGATGATGTCTCTAATATTGATGAGACGTAATTGCTTAAATACCCATAATCCTTATATTTTTTCATGTTCGTTTTGTCTCCGTTGTAATAATAAAGAACCAGAGCAACGTCCTCATATTCATCGAATAGCTCCCTGAGATAGTCCGCTGCTACATACATATTGATGTAAGCATTATCCCAGTCCTCAGGATCCCAACCATTCTCTTTGAATCTGTCCTTATGACAGGCAGTGCTAACTTGCATTAATCCTTTGCAAGAGCCGTTAATAGCTGCTGCCTGACAGTTGCTCTCTTGCCATGCAATGGCCTCCAATAATTCAGGACATATATTTTTTTCAGAGCCGATTATCTCGGCGTATTCTTGGATTTCAATTGGTATTATTTCATCGACACCATTTTCTGGTGTGGTACGACTAAGGCTGTTAGCCTTTGCCGTGATAGAAAACATTGAGAAAGTGCACAAAAGAATAATTCCCCCTAGAATATTCTTTTTTCTCATACTTTCCTCTTTTGACTCACTTAAGAGTCTCAAATCTTTCCTCTTGTGGTATGTTCAGAGCTTTCATAATGTCGAGCCAGACACCTAAAGGCATCAGCTCAGGATCCTTCATATACTTCAGGAAAGTTCTGTTAGATCCTACAGTCGTGTGCGCTCTGAGCTGCTCCATCGTATTGATGTGCCTAATCTCTTGGTACTTAGCGACTGTACCCTTAAATAAATCTGAATCCATTAACTTACTAGCTCCTTAGTGGAGAATCTAATATCATCGAGATCAACACCAAAAATTCTTGCGATCTCAACAGCTTTTCCGAAAGGTATCCGTCCAGGATCTGCCTCCCAGTGCTGATATGTTCCTACATGGATTGCAAGCATATCAGCCATGCTCTGCTGTGATATTTCTTTAACTCTTCTCCACTCTCTTAATGTCATACTCATAGCTGTCCTCCCTTCGTCTACATTTTGTGGATTGAATTAATCCTAGTCTATAATTTGTAGAATGTCAACTTGAAAATCTATGAAATATAGATTTTTTTATACAAATCAGTTATCCTATTATCGTGGAGGGCGCTTTATATGGATATTGGAGCAACAATTAAACATCTACGTGAACAAAAAGGAATGTCTCAAAAAGAATTAGCAGAACGGTTGAATTTATCGAACAAAACTATTTCCTCATGGGAAAAGAATCGGACACAGCCTCATATGGAATTCATTGAGGAAATGTGTAAAATTTTCCAATGCACTAAATCATATTTTTTAGAATCTGACTTTTTGCCAAATCCCACGGATATATGCGAAAGCGTAGCAACCTACTACACTGACGATTTAGGGAATCCTATTATTGTGAGAATAGACGCTGGAAAGAGCAAAGAATTCACCATGAAAAAAGCTGAAGCAATAAACAGATTATTAAAATATGCATTTTTATGTACCGATATGCAAATTAAAAGCGCTGCTGATTTATTAAAAAGTTATTCAGAGATAAATTATAATGAGGAATAAGAGGATTTTCATATGGCTCAAGCGAAAAAATTAACCAGCGGATCCTGGAGAGTCCAGGCTACAAAATTCATAAATGGTAAGCGCGTGGTCAGGAGCTTCACTGTCAATCCTAAAGACACGCTCAATGATTCCAGGAGAGCCAAAACTCTCGCTGAAAAATTAGCGCGTGAATGGCAGTTATCACAAGAATCTGAGCAGATATTTTCTATCAGCGTAGGAAAAGCTCTGGATGATTACATCAATGACAGAACTAAGGTCTTATCTCCTAGAACGATTTACGATTATAAGCGCCTTATTCCGTATTTTGATGATATAAAGCATATTCCTGTCAATGAAGTAAAAAGTGCCACTGTGCAGCCTCTGATAAACGAATGGAGTATATCTGTGAGCAAAAAGACCATCTTGAACAGAATCGGATTTCTGCTCTCTGCTCTCGATTACGCTGGATCGGAAACAAAATTCAAGCTCACTTATCCTCAGGCCATCAAGAATGAAGTCGTAGCTCCTGATATTGAGGATGTGAAGATGCTCCTTAGCAATGCATCTGACCAGATGAGAGCTGTCATTGAGATTGCAGCATTTGGAAGTTTAAGACGCGGAGAGGTTGCAGCTCTTAAGCAGAAGGATATTCTCAGAGATATGTGCGCGATATATGTCCATTCCGACATAGTTCAGACAGATAATGGATTCTTTTACAAAGATTTTCCTAAGACATCTGGCAGCACAAGAACTGTGCAGCTCCCTAAATTTATTATCGATGATATTCCGACTTCGGAAGATCCTGAGAGCTTCGTCTTTAATCTTAATCCGAATCAGATAAGCTCTAACTTCCAGCACCTGAGAAATAAGCTCGGACTTAAATGCTCATTCCACTCTCTCAGGCACTTCGCAGCATCTTTTAGAACTGACATCGGAATCCCTCAAAAATACGTTGAGGAAGTCGGTGGATGGAAAAATGATTCACAAGTGTTAAAACGTGTATATGACAACACGCTCACATCCAGCAGAAAAAAATATACTGCAATGGCTAATAAATATATTGAGGATAACTTTAAAACGGATTATCAGAGAAAAGCGTGTGATTAATTTTGTGATTAATGTGATTTACAAATTAAATTTGTAGATGCAAAATGTGCATTTAATATTTAAATTGTAAACTAGAAAAAGCTAGTAGATAAGCGGATTCGAATTGAATCATGCTTATTTACTAGCTTTTTAAATGTGAGCTGCTGACGGGAATCGGACACGTAATAAAAAACGCTACATCACGCCCGTGCTCTGCTTTAAATATTTTCGTGTGATTTTTTGTGTGACTTTTATTCAAGTCCATTAATGTGTGATTAATTTAAAAAAGAGCCCTCACATTTTCATGTGAGAGCCCTTAATTTTACTGCCTTTTTGACAGAATCTCGTTTACTTTTTCCTGTACCTCATCATAATTGTAGCCAGCTGCCGTGAGCAGCTCTTTACGTGTTGGATGAGTCCATTTAGTTCCCCATTTATTATCTAGGACTTCCTGAGCAACCTCATCGATGGATTTTTTATCGACTGCTGCCGCACAAAGATTTATTACTCCGTCATAGTCAACATCCAGGTCACACTTTCCGCTTATGCCAGGAACATTCCCTTTGCTTGAATACTGCCATGCAACTGCAATCTGAGCCGATGGCTTTAAGCTAGAATTTGGATTATATACCCCGTTGTCCTTGCTCGGATATCGCGCGATCCAAAAATCAAAGTCCCTTTTCAGGTCATCATGGATGAGCCTTAAATACCAGTCACGATTGCAATAAATTCCGACATAATATCCAGCTCTTCTAAATATCTTTGCATAGATATATACCAGATGTCTGATGTATGCCTTGCCTTTTTCCTCAACGCTCTTATCCTCAAGGTCCAGCCATATGCCATATTCCAGCTTGCGTCCTTGCAAATGATTTAAAAGAGAATAAGCATCATCCTCAGGATTTGCCATTGAAGCTCTGGCGATGTAAATATAAACTCCTCTAGCAATGCCACAAGCTCCAGCGCAGTTATAATTTTCCTCAAAATATTCATCCTTGCGATGACTCCGAGCTTCATACTGGCATTTCAAGATTGCAAATTTACGCCCCGAAGCAGCAACAGCTGACCAGGTTATCTGCTTTTGGTAATGACTTACATCTATTCCTTGTATTTCGCCCATAGATTACTCTCCAAATCGATGAATTTTTTAGCAAGTGAAAAGCCCCAACTCCTGTGACAGAGAAGGGACCTGATAAGATTTGTGATTAAGTTGCTGAAATATAGCTAAATGCACCATGTATAATTCCTTGCCATAACGTTCCACCTTGTGTGTGTATTGAACCATTACTATTTACTACTACAGGCAGTATCTTATCACCATCTAAATATGGTAACTGACCACCGTGTGCGCCCACAAGTGGTAAAGGCGCACCTGTAAGAAGGGTTACATCGGGAGTATATTCAGATGCAACTCTCAATAGTTGAACGTCAATATATACTATACGTCCATACTTAGTCCATTTAGCCCAACCGCCAGTATCAAAAGAAACTACATTTGAATTAGGAGTAAGGTTTCCACTCGTAATTTCAAATACATCTTCAACCGCTTCACCCACCTTACTCATAAAATCAGCAGGAACTGCTACCATCTTAGCTTTGATGATGTAGTTTACACCTACTGCTTTGACTTCGGTGGTAGCTCCAAACCTACCAACTACTCCATTGTTTGTCTGTTCAACAGCTGTTTCAACCTGATTTGTTGCAAACATAGTCCACGCATCTTGACCAGCTATAGATGTTCCTGTTTTGTTCGAGTGTGTATGTGCTTGTAGCTGGTCATCCAAGAACTCACCAACAACTAATCCATCAGCATCTAAGTGAGCACCAACTGTCTTACCTGTAATTCCTGCACCTTTTGGTACTGACTCTCTCATATCAGGAATATTAAAGTGTGTACTGTCAGCACTTCCAAAAGCGGTTCCGATTACTGCGAAGAGTTCGGGATATGTGGTTCTGACAAGTTCAGTTCCATCACAGATGAACCATCCACTAGGAGCTGTTGCCCCACCATAAGGGATGATTGCTCCGACAGGCAGATCAGCCCAGACATTCATGCCAGCGGTTTTTATCAAAATATCTTGTGTAGCATCATAAACTCCATGCGACATAATTTTTACTCCTATCTTAAGGTTTAAGGGCAGTTTTAAAGCTGCCCCATTTGAAGTTAATCTGTGGTCTTGGTGTATTCTAGAACAATTACACTTCCTGCGTTAAGTTCCCATGTTATGCCTTCTCTATGCGCTTGGATGTAAGAAGAGCTACTACCAGGAGATAAAGAAAGAGCATTTATAGGGCCTTTGTTAGCATTACGTATTACATAACCTTGTGTAATGACATTAATGTTTTCAAGTCCATAAGTAGATTTATTTAACAGATTAACCCATTCAGATGCACTAGTTACTGATACAGTGGATGTCAATACACAGCACTTTCTATAAATCGGCTTGCCATCGATCCAGACTTTGTTAGTCTTAACTTCAGTTGTTGAATACTCATCAGGCGGAAGTTCTGATTCTCCTGCATTATCATCAGTGATATCGATGCTTGCACCATCAAGCGCCTGTTTTTCTGCACTTGTGGCATTAGCCAGGAAATCAGCCCACTGAGCTGATGTGAAATGTCTGTGACGATTCTGCGTTACTGAGCTGACTTCATTGTTGGCCAATGTGAAATCATCTGAATTAAATGTTGTCGGATCAGCTGAGATAAGCACCCACTCATATTCTGCTGGCTCACTCTCAGGAACCTGTTGACATTCATAAATGCCGCCTTTGGTGTAGCCTGTCTGTTCATCAGCAAGAAGATACTTTTTACCTTCAAGAGCTGCTGCCGCCGTTGGCAGTTCATCAATCTCTTCCAGACGATTTACAACATTGACCTCGCCATTTGCTCCGATGCTTGTTCCATCGCCATCTGTCACAAGTCCTAGGGAGTTATTAGTTGCGGTTGGTGGTGGTGCCTGAACATTGCATTCTATCCAGCTATAAGTTGCTGGAGTCTCGCCATCAGATACACACTTGTAAAAATATCCATTAACAAGTCCGCCGCTTGTAGGTCCTAAATATTCGTAAATCTGTCCTAAAGTGTCAGCTGATGCTAAAGGCAGCGCGTCATGCTGCATCTTATCCTGTTTATCATCAAGAGCTGATGCAATGGCCATATTTTCAACAGGATTGTGACTTGTAGGATCAATGGCTGCATCAACATCGGTTGAATATTTTCTTTCAACCCATGTATATGTTGCTGGATCAGTTGCTGGAGTAACCTCTTCGCATCTGTACCAGTAGCCGTTCTTATATGCCTGGGAAGTCTCGCCAACATACTGATAGAGCTTGCCTTCCAAGGCTGCTGATGCTGCTGGAAGTGTCGAATACTGCAATACATCCTGTTTGTCAGCAATGCGGCCAGCAAGGACATATCCCTGATTAGCAGATAGCACCTTAGTTGCATCCTGAGAATTCAGAGCATCCACGATATCAGTCTTATTGACCTTATCAACCAGCTTAAGGTTGACGATGGCCATAAGAGTATCAAGAGCTGCTATGTTAGGGATTTTTGTCTTATCAAGAGCGTCCTCAGTGTAAACGCTTGTTACATCGGTGTTCTTATTGACATAATCCTCAAAATCTACTGATGCAACGCTGAAAGTAAACTCGATATCATCAATCCATGATGTACACATCGGATGGTCTTCAGCATCGTTGTAATAGAATCTCGCATCTGTGTTTGTTGTGGTCTTGATAACGCCATTCTGCTTATAGATTACAGTGTCATTCACTGCATCATAGCTTGGTTTTTCGTCGCAGACGTAGGCTCCAGCAACAACAGCTGATGCAATCTCCTGGTCTGTGTAATCTTTTGCAGCCAATAAGCAATTCTGCAGAGCCAGCACAATATCATAAGGCTTATATCTTGCAATGGCGGAATCGTAAGCAAGAACGTTGGTGTTCTGAATCGTATTATCAACGACATCGCCCAGATCGCCCAGCTGAGTATCTGACAAGATTACCTGGACATTGAAAGTAAATACTGTGTCATCATAGTAAGTGATCAAAAGATTTGGCTCAGTATATGTGATAGTCTTTACTTTTCTAAGGTCCAGCTTATTAAGGGCATCAACAAGATTAGTCACGCCGCCAATCTCAAGCTGTGACATATTGCCCTGGTTAGTCTCAAGCTGTGTAACTCTATTAGCAAGAGCTGCATTGCCTGAAACGTCAACATTCTTCCACTCATATTCTGTAGTATCAGAATTATATCTGCACTGATAATAGAATCCGTTTACAAGTCCAGCTCCTGTCGCACCTGTGTACTGATAGATTTTGCCTAAAAGTGTCGAATCTGCTGCTGGAAGAGTTGTAAACTGCATCTGGTCTTGCAGCTTATAATCAGCTGATGTCTTAGCCCCAATGACCTCAATCGAATTGATGCTAGGAAGGTTGGTCATATCCTCATAGTTGTTGTTAGACGGCTGAGTATCAGTCTGAACCCAGTTATATACAACATCACCGCTCACAGGATCAACTGATGGAGTTGAGCGGTAGAAATAACCACGCTTATAAGTTGCTCCGCTTGCACCAATATACTGAATGACAGCAGTCGGATAACCTTCTGCTGCTGGCATAGTGCTAAACTGTGTCGGATTGGCTGCTGTCTTATTTACCCATTTAGAATTTGCAGCATCCCAGGCAATAATCTGGCCATCCTGAAGGTTAGTAAGATTAACATCATTGATATCGCCAAGGCTGTTGATCTCGATACCATCGGCATTTTCCCATTTTCCTGTGACAGCATTGAACTTGATTATCTGGCCAGTCTGTGGATTTGTAAGCTGTACATCATCAAGCTCGCCAAGAGTTGTAGCTGAGCCACTTCCTGAGCCTTTCAAGTTTGGCGTCAGATAGCTGCCTTCAGCTGTTGTTATCCTGAGAATATATTCTGTTGATGTGCTTGATTCAACCTCAATCGTAGGGCTGTAGCCATCAGCGCCCTTTAAGGATGCAAGCCATTCAGCTTCTGTGCCAGGGAATCCTTCTTCCACAGCAACCTCATAAGCTGACTTTCCTTCAGGACCTGTTTCGCCCTGTTCGCCCTGGACTGTTGGAACTTCGCCAGCATCAAGCTCTGTGCCTGTGCTCAGAGTGACCATGAGATGATTATTTGATGTATCAATGGCAACTCCTGTGATAGATACGCCATCAGTTCCGTCAACGCCATCTTTTACGTCCATAGTGGATGTGTGGCTTGTTCCGGCATTATCTACCCATAGGAATGTTACCCTGTGACCGCCTGTGATATCTGTGATCGACTGAATCTGACATGGCTTTCCGGCAACTGCTCCGGCGCCTTGCATTGATTCATCTGTGTATTGCATTGAGGCCGCAAGAGCCTCTTCGCCTGTTATTCCAGCCATTGCATATCCTCCTTATCTCCATGTCTTAGAATCAGCGTCAAAAAAAGTTATCTTATGAGTGTCAATCTCCAGGAATGATGAGCCGTTTTTAATCTCGATTCCAGCCCATTTATCTGTCGGTTTAGTGTCTGTTGACAGTCCCTTGAAAGAAAATGCGCTGAGCTTCTCATTGCCCTCAGTTCTAAATGCTGTAACCATGTCTGACCTCCTATTTATCTTTTTCAATTGCTCTGGCGTCAACAAAAGCCTCAGCTGCTGCATAAATGGCAGCGCTTAAAGTTGAGCACACCATTCCAATAATTACTACAACCTCATTGTCCGACTGCATTCCAGCAATTGAAGTTGCAACGCTGGCCAAAAACGCAGCCACGCAAATCCAGAACTTGCGACTTTTCAGCTTGTACATATGACCTCCTTAATTCTGAGAGAGAAACTTGTGTAAATCTTCTTTTGCCTGTTCCAAGCCTTTTGACATCTCCTTGTGCTCGATCAGGCAATATTGAATCTCAAACTCGATGAGAGCGAGCGTTGAATGGATAAGGACCTCGTTTGTGTTTTTCTGCTTTCTGAACTGGTCATTGCCCTGAAGAAGTGACTGTTTAATTTCTCTGATTTCAAGCTCCAGAGCTTTCAATTTTTCCTCAAGAGCATTAATCTTGTCCTCTAAAGTGCTATGAGGCTTATTCAGGAACTTCACAAGCGCATAGCCCAGGATGCAAATATTTGATGCTGCTAGTACAAGCTGCAGCATCGTCAATATCATCTGTATCTTTTCCATTTCTCCTTATCTCCCATCAAAAAGAGCCAGCACCTTTGACAGTGTTGGCTCCTAGTGTTTAATTTTATGAATATTTCTTCATCGCCACCAGGACATTATTCCTCGTAATCATCCCCAGTGATAAGTTTGTACTCTTCAGGAGTAAGTTTTCCTTTTTTTACAAACTCCGCAACATTCTCTTTTGTATAAAGGCCCATGTTATAGTATTTCTTGATTTTATTAAACAACGCGCTCATTTTTATTCCTCCATTTCTTCAAGTAGTGTATCTGTCATCAGGGCGGTAAACATTACCTGTGATTCAAGCTTGTCAAGCTCTGTTGCTGTAACAAAAGAAAACCAATATCTGCCATCAACAGAGGCGCATTCCTGAACGCTTGCATTTGAAATCTCTGTTTCAGTATCATCAGTAACGATGATTACTTTTGACAGATCATCTGGAAACTCTGGCTCATCATCACAAATATAGCAACTTCCATTAACCTCCACATCAAGTTCTGTTCCGTCTTTAAAAATTATTTTTGCTTCTTCCATCTTGGTCTCCTTTCAAAAAGACTAAAATATAAGTCCTGGATGTTTTTTAATTGAAGTTTTGACATATGCTTCGCGTAGTTACCCATCCATGATTTATAACAATTTTCAATATCAATATAGGGCATTAATCCCCTATCAAGCTGCACTTTGTACTTTTTCAGCTTGCGTCTTTCTCTGGTTATCGTCTTTTGATTAATACGCTTCAGAACGCGCCCATCATCTAAAAGAGAATATTTGAATTGCAGAAATTTGAATGTATCTGACAGCTTTATGATTCTTGTTTTCTTTTCATTGATAAATAACTTAAGTCTCTTTGCCTCAGAATATATACCATCAATGACTGATTTTAAAAATTCCTTATCCTCATGGATTATGTAAATATCATCCATGTATCTGCCATATCTTTTACAGCCTCTAACAACTGTTGCATATGTGTCTATCCTTGTAGGAAAGAATACGCCAACGTCCTGAGAAACCTGATCTCCAATATCCACTGACTTGGACATAAATTTCTTGCCTGTCTTAAGATGTTCTCCAACGCTGTTATGATAGTCTATAGAATTAAATTTCTCATCAAGACATTTTGAATACTCTTCATCGGTCATATATGAGACATCAATCCTGAAATTTTTAAATACCTTTTTTAAAAGCCAGTACGATTGCTTGTTTAGCTTAGGCTCTATCATGTCAAGAGCTATGCTGTGATTTATGTTGTCAAAAAACTTAGAAAAATCAACAAATGCTACATAACCGTCATTGTTTCCATGTTCCAGATAAAAGTTATGCAAATCTCTTTCAAACATTTTTCTGGCAAAATCTGTTCCTTTACCCTTCTGACTAGCCCCATTGTTATATATAAGATATGGTGAAAGAGCAGGATTTAAGACATTATCACACAAAGCGTGTCTAACAACTCTGTCACGCATCCTGTTCCCATGTATAAATCTTGTTTTGCCTCTTTCTTTCAGGATAAACTCTGAACCTTTTGAAGATTCATAGGTTCTTTCTGATATCTCATCACTAAGTCTATTTATCTCTGTCAAAAAATCTGCTTCAAATCCTTGCGGTTCTCCCTTCCATGAACTCCCCTTCATCGACGATCTAAATGCATCATAGAGAATGTTCATATCATCCAACTGTATTTCATCATTCAAATAGTGTATCTCAATGAGTTAAGTTCCATATAGCATTCAGACTTATCCGTTTGCGTAGAACAAACCAAACACTGTGGCTCTGACATGATGTCACTAGTATTTAGCATTGTTGCATGGATAACTTTTCCCCTTGCAATCATACATGCCTATCATTTAGGACTTATCAGTATACGCGAGGTCAGGGCGAACGCCATTAGAATTCGACGCGTTGTTGTTGTTCGCATTGCCGTTGTTGTTGACATTAGCAAAATTCGCAGCCGAAACAACGCCACGAAGCCACCAGTTCGCGCGTACAAAAGTTACCCAGTATTTTTCTTTGATTTATTCTTTAAAAATCTGTTGTCAGCTTTTCTAACGCCTTTATAAAGAGCTATCTGCTCATTTATAGCTTTGTCGTAAGCTTTATATTTGTTAAGGTCAACAGGTAGTGTTCTTATGACGTACTGTATTTCCTGTTTGAGCGCATAGCACATAGCCACTGCTTCATTTAAGTGCTTTCTTCTCTGACAGTATTCTGAGATTCTTGCTGGAGTGTCTGACGGATAAATAGAATTAGCAGCCGTGAATTCCACGCTAACCTTCCGTAATATGTCTGATATAGCCCTACGTTCATCTGCTATAAACTGAGTTTTGAATGCTTCGCATTTCTTTTCATACCTTGACACAACTTCGTCTACATTTGTAGCCGATTTATGGCTTTCACGATAATGCTCGATTCTCTTTTTGTATTTTTCTTCGGAAAATCCAAAGTCTAAAAGCATCAGTTCGGTTACTCTATCTCTAAGCTCAAAGAAATGATGTTCTGCTTCAAACTTCGTAGGGCTTCTTTGGCTCTTTGGAACACTACTCATCTTTTCCTTTCTTCTCTGCCCCACAAGGGGGCAGAGATTATTAGATTACGCTTACGCTTTGATTGCAAAGGCAGGGCGAACGCCACTAGAATACGACGCGCTGGCGTGGCTCGCAATGCCGTCGGTGAGGACATTAGCAAAATTCGCAGCCGAAACAACGCCACGAAGCCACCAGTACGCGCGATTGCAAATCCTACTATGGTCATGCTGGAATAATGGCAACTGTGATTTATCTATGCCGCAGTTATAATTTACGGCATTTGCCATTGGCTTTTCTCCAGCTGCGTGACCGTATACCATTTCCTCATTCATAAGTTCTACTGTTGAGTCATACCATGCCCAGTTGCTTGCTATGCCATCTGTAACAGCGTTTGTAAGAAGTTCTCTGTGCTCTAATATATGGGCAGCACCAAAAGCACTGTTTATTGTTGCCTTGGCATCAGAAAGTCCTGTATTGCTGTTATTTCCTGTGTATATGTCACTTCCAACATATCCGCCTGTTGTTATGTTAGTATCATTTATCTTTGCACTTCCTAAATTACTATCAGGAACAAGAACAACATGATGTGTTGTGCATTCCGTATCTCCGCAGTGAAGCCAATAATCAAAAGCTGCAATTCGCCAAACAACGCTGTTGATTGTCCAATAATCTCCAATGAACATATCATTAAATGTTCCAGCACTGATCTGCGCATATTGGTCAGCAGAAACTGATGTTCCAAGAGATTTTCCACGATAAATTGAATTATGATATGCAGCATTATTATTTCCTAAAACTGCATCGGCGTAGAATTGGGTGTGTCCTATCACGCCTAAATCTTGTGTAGCTGTAGCCATAATGTTCCTCCTTATGTGTTATATGTAAATGCAAGATTGAAATCTGTGCCTGACTGCGTTACGCTAAACGGACACTCGCTGTCTGCTCCATGCCAGTAAAGATGCCATTTGCCGCTTACTTCAGCAACTGTAAATACTGACTGCTGGATAATACTGCCAATCTGAGATGTAATATCAGGAGCTAAAGCTATGTTAGTTCCGATTGTCAGAGTATCTCCAACGTCTATATCAGCTATAACTTTATATAATTTGTCATTATAAAATAGCTGTGAACCAGCTAAATGTGCAGCTGTTGCTGTTACCTGTTCTGTTGGAGCAATACACTCTGTTAAAGAGCTGTTCGGTGATTCAACGAAAACTGTGTAATTAACTCCCTCAGCTGGTGTGATTCCGATTGTATCGTCTATCAGAACACGCCAGACAATTCCGTTGTAATGAACCAGGTCATTTTTTACATAATTCGTTGCAACATTGTATGCGCCTTTATCAGTGAATCCAATCATATCTAGTGCAGTATAGCCTGTTGGATTAACCATTGTATTTCCTCCTTAACTTGCATTTTTGATATAAAGTCGGTTATTAGCAACAATAAACTCGCCCTGAGCTGCATCTGAAATATAAAGCCTGTTATTCTGAATCACGAATCTTGGAATAACAAAATCTACATAGTACTCCAATATCTGCTCAGATGCTTTTGCATTCTGTTCACTTAACTTGGCAGCCTGTTCAGAGCCATATGCGTTAATCTCGCTTGTTGCTGCTGCCGATGCTGAGCTGATTGCGTCATTGGCGGAATCGCTTGCTTCATCAGCGTAATATTTCGCATTATTCTGATAAGTTTCGTCAGTAGGTGGAACAGGAACGCTTTCACGTTCTCCCACTGCCCAGGCTTCTGCCTGTAAAGCATATTCTTTAGCTTCGACAGATTCTCCGCCAGCTTGTTCCGCGTAATATTTCGCATTATTCTGATAAGTTTCGTCTGTATCTGGAACAGGGAGTCCTCCGCGCTCTCCCACTGCCCAGGCTTCTGCGTTTTCTTCTTGCCGTTTAGCAAGCTCGATTATTTCAGGAATATCAGTTTCAGAAATATCTGCCCCTTCATTTATAGGCGATCTTTCAATAACTAATTTGAAATTGAGCGTTCCTATATCTAAGCCGCTTTTAGTTATCCTGATTTCGCAGCATACTGTTCCTGATAACACAGTCATTTGTTCTTTTGTCGTGATAGTTAGAGTATTTCCGCTAACACTAACCGCGTCACCATAGCTAAATACCTTACCATCTGGTTTGATGCCGTTGATTGCAGTAACCGCTCCAGTAGGCAGATTATAAGCAACCGAGCCATCATATAGCTTCAGCTGGAACTGTCGGCCTACGTCATACTGGCTAACATTAACAACAGGATTAACCGCTGTCGGCGCTATCTGCAAGTTTATTATCTGCATTTTTAGCCTCCTTTAATTTTTCCATTGCAAGAGCCTCAGCTCTATCAATTTCTTCTCTTGTAAGAGTAGGCTCAATGAATACTGCTTCAATCTCATTGATTAATGCTCTCCATTCAGCTCTCTGTTGTCTTATAGGAGCATATTCCTCTTCTGTATAAGCTCCATCAGCATACTTAAGCGCTTTATAATCTGTCTGTTCCAGCATTTTTTTTAACATCTTTAATGATGTATACATTTCAGTCTGTTCTGCTGTGTAAGGGACAACGATGTGAAACTCAACCCCATATTTATTTTCACAATCAAATATAGGCTTTCCATTTTTCCGTTCCCAGAGCTGCAATATATTGCCATCTTTATCTATTATCATATAGTCCTCTTAAATTTCTTCTGACCTTGTAGTTGCTCCTGACATAAGCATTCCATGCCTTATATCAAATGTGGTATATTCGACATCTAGCAATACAGGCAATGTTGCTAATACATCGGCTTCGGATTCACTTACGCCTTTTAAGAATAATTCTGTGCAGCCTTCCATGTGTTTTTTAACTTTACTTACAAAGTCATATCCACCACCATGGCCAGAATAATCATTGTATGTTTCATAGACTGTACCGCCGCCAGTTCCATAGCTTTCGTTGGCTACATATATCGATGGTGTTCTTATGTGCAGCGCATGATCTGCGTCGATGATAAGGTTGTTATTAATGCCGCTCCTGTTTGACATATTGATGATGTTGTGCAAATCATCATCATAATAACCCTTCAGGGAGCTCGATGAATCCAGCGTGATTCTTGATCCTGAAGATGATGAGCGGATTGTTGCTCCTGTGGCCGTGAGAACTCCAGTGGCACTCATTGAGCTGTTGGCTGCATTCCATACCATTCCGCTGTGATCAATCCTAAACAGAATATGCTGCTGATTATCATATACAGTAAGGCTTGGAACATTGGTTCCACCGATTACCATGCGTCCATCAAGAGTCCACGCCTGAGTATAAGGACCAGCCACGCCAGTAGAACTAAAGCCGATTCCGTTCTGATTAACTCTGAGGACGTTGTGAGCTGTCTCCACATCTGGCGTGTCCATGAAAAGAAGCTCCTTCCAGGAACCATCTGCAGCTTTAACAGCAACAACGAAACCATCTCCGCTTGTCAGCCATGCTGTAGCATTATCAATGTCCTCTCTCAGCTGATTTCCCAACTGACCAAACTTTGTTGTCATCTTGCTCTGTAGAGAGCTGATTGCATCGTTTGTGTTTGTGATTGTGCTTGCAAGGCTGGTTTTAACTGAGCCGATTTCAATTGAATCGTATCTTTCCTTGAGCACATCATATGTGTATTTAACAACCTTAGCCGTTGTCTCGATTCCTAGCTTCTCAAACTGGACTGCAACAATGTCGCAGAGCTTTACGCTCTGGAGTGCTGCAACGTGTTTGTATTCCTCAGTATCGGCTAGGCTCACAAATGAGAGCTTGATTGATACTGTTGGGATTCCTACGCCTGTCGTGTTCAGGTAAGCTGTAGCTGCTGCCCTGAGCGCTGATTCTGTAGGCTGCTCCTGAAAATCGGAGCTCATATCTATTACAAGCGTCCGCTGGAATGGGAAATTTGCGGCGTATTGGCTGTGTATTACTTTTTCAGGGAGCGTGACCAGATTATTTCCCTCTGAGTCAATCCAAAATGGACAAATTCCTGTGTAAGTATTTGAGATATATTTTTCCTGTGTCAGATCAGTGATATTTTTGCCATATCTTAGAGACACATTTGGAGTTGTAACGCCTCTATTACGATTAAAAGAGACATTGTAGTTATCCCACGAATATTCACCACCAAATTTATCAAGAACTGAGCCCTCAACTCCTCCCAGAGCACTTCTTAAGGATAATGGAGAATTTATTTTGAAGCTGGCTACTGTTGTGACATCGGTTGTGAAATTAAACGGACAATCTTCTGCTGCATTAGCTTTTAACTTAACAAAAGTCTCTGCACAGGCTCCAGAGGATGTTAAAACCTCAAAAGGGAAAACAGGGACATAACTCAGCTGATAACTTATGTGCTGAGCAAAGACCTTGAATTTTCCATTTATCGGCTTCGTGGTCTTATAAACTCGGAATGCCTGGAGATTAGATTTATCAGGAACTTTTGACACGATGATTGAGCTCATCTCAATATCTGATGCATGGAGAGCTGTTTCAGCGATTTCCATCTCTAGCTCAAAAGCTCCATTTCTCTCTTCTGTTATCTTGCAGCTGATAGCATCCAATCGTCCTAAGCCGTTGCTATTAAATTGAGTTGCATTACTTGCATATAGGATTGGCTTCACAGGATCCACCACCTTGGATTTATTATCAATTTGGTTATTCCAGACACTGAGATTGCATTATCTCCTGGAGTAAGCACAGGGAACTGTCCGCTTGTCAGCGTGATATTTCCGTTGCAATTTGTAGCAAGGCTGTCCTTATAGGCTTCTTCAAGGTCACAGTCAATATCTGTATAATCATTTGCTGAATTTATTGTGATTGTTACTCCGGCAATGGTAAAAGAGCCAGTGCCGTAAGCTCGGATGAGCGGCTTCGCCTCTTGAGCATACTCATTGAATATTGTTGCTGCTGCAGTCAGTTCAATCGGCATCTCTCCGATCTTAAGAAAGCGCTGCGGATAACAGTCAAATTTGAGCTTAAAATTTGCAGCATACAATTCATCAATAGGATCCGCTGTAAATTTTCCGTCCCACTTAGCAATTCTGAACTCTTCAGGATGATAAGTGTCCTCTAATCTAGCGAATCCTCTGTTAGCCAGGAGAAAATTTCTTAAGCCGCTGACATTTCTTTTAAAATTTCTTATGATAAAAGCCGGATATTCAATGCTGATATTCTTATATCTGCCATTATCAAGAGTCAGCTCTCCATTTCGTCCAGGAACTTCTACAGAGGACTCATCTCTCTCAGGAGCATCGAATACACCTGAGCCTGATATATAAACCCCAAAATCCTTGAGGCTCTTTCCGTTAAATGTAATCCAATTGATCATTTAAAAACGGCCTCCTGAGAATATACAGCCTGATTGATTTCATCCTGGATGATATTTGCAAGCTCTCTTACATCCTGTCCTTCTGCGCCATATACAGTCATGTTAATTGTCACAGCATTTCCTCCAGCAGCTGCTCCGCTAAGGCTGAGCTGTCCGGCTGATGGAACTAAACTCGCAGCCATGCTGTTCATTGCACTATTCAGCTGTGGTATGCCCTGACTAATTCCCTGAACCATTTCTTTGATCATGTCTGGCATGAATGTATGGAAATTAGATAATGGTCCCATATCAGGCTCTGAAAAGTGAATATATCCAGCAATTGTGCTTGCTACACTGCTAACAGCATCTCCAACAGCTGAAATCTTGCTCTTAATGCCATCGATAAGGCTGCTTATCATATCTGAACCCCAGCTGAAAAACTTTCCTGGTAAGCCGGCGATAAAATCACAAGCTGACTGCATACCGTTTACGATTGCATCCTTGGCGCCACTGATTTTTTCAGTGATGACGTTCTTAATATTGGTGAATGCTGTCGTGATATTATTCTTGATGTTGTTTACTGTATTCTGTAAGAATGTCTTTATGTTATTCCAGAGCTCTGTGATCTTATTCTTAAGCTCCTGAACCTTATTCTCAACATTTGTCTTGAGCTCAGTGAACCTATTAACAACATTGGTTTTCAGCTCTAAAACTTTTGTCATTACTGTCGCTTTTAGCTCTTCCCATTTTGCAATAAGGTCATCCTTGAGCTCTAATATCTTGAACATGACTCCTGTTGCCATTTCCTGAATGGAAATCCATATTCCTTGAGCCCATGCCTTGATGTCATCCCAGTTTTTATATATGATTATTCCTAGCGTTGTTAAAACAGCTATAATTGCAGCTATTGCCAGTGTAACCGGATTAAGAGCTGCAATCACTGCACCAACAACCTGAATAACAAATCCTACTGCTGTCACTATTTTACCAATCACGCTTACTACTGTTCCGATAACGATCAAAACAGGACCAACAGCTGCTGCTATTGCTGCTATCTTTAAGATTGTCTGTTTATGTGCTTCATCCAGATTGTTGAGCCATGTTACGACATTCTGAATCTTCTCAACTATCTCTCTGACTAAAGGCATAACCAAATCACCAAAAGAAATAGCTAATTCCTCAAGCTGAGACTTAAGGACTGTAATTTCTCCGGCTAAATTGTTTTGCATAGTTGCAGCCATAGCTTCAGCTTGTCCGTTATATGTTTCTATAACAGTCGCGCCGGATTCTAAAGCCTCACTTAATGGCACTACTGAGCCATCTTCCAGCCTAGCAAAAGCATCTGACGAATTATCAATAGCCTTAGTTAATGCGTCATAATCTGATTGAGCAGTGTTAGCAATGGCAAGAAGACCAGAGAGCGCTCTAGTTCCACCCAGCATTGCCGCTGCTCTTGCTTTTTCAGCTCCTTCAGCACCAAAAGCTCTTAAGTTTAGCTCTTCCAGTGCTGCATCATATTTTTTCTGTGTAAGTGTTCCAGCTTCTAATTGTGCATCCAAGTCATTTAACTGAGCATCATACTCTTCAGCACTAATATTTATCTCACTAAAAGCTGTCCTCATCTGGTTCATGATTTCGCGGAATGAGTACATCTTTCCTTCGTCATCATAGAGCGCCAACCCTAATCGATCCATGGCCTCAGCAGATTCTTTTGTTGGTTTTGCCATTCTCTGGAACATATTCCTGAGAGATGTACCAGCCATATCTGCCTTGATTCCGGAATTTGCCATAAGGCCAAGAGCAACAGCTACGTCCTCAGCTGAATATCCCAACGAACCAGCAACAGGAGCAACATACTTAAATGACTCGCCCATCATTGAGACATTTGTATTTGCGTTTGTTGCAGCTGCTGCCAAAATATCAGCAAATCTACCAGATTCATCAGCTGACATTCCGAAAGCAGTAAGTGCATCAGTAACGATATCCGCTGTAGTTCCAAGTTCTTCTCCGGATGCAGCAGCAAGATTCAATATTCCATCAATACCACTCATCATCTGCTCAGTCTTCCAGCCAGCCATGCCCATGTACTCAAAAGCCTGTCCAGCTTCAGTTGCTGAGAATTTGGTAGACTCGCCCATTTCTCTGGCCTTGTCTCTGAGCTGGCTGAATTCTTCTCCGCTTGCTCCTGAGATAGCCTGAACCTTACTCATCTGAGAATCAAAGTCAGCTGTAACCTTAATAGCAGCACCAAAAGCTGTAGCTATTGGAACAGTTACCTTTTGAGTGATTTCCTCGCCAATCCCTTTGATTTTATCTCCAACAGCAGAGATTTGATTGCCAACTTCCTGGACTTGTCCACCGATGGCCTTGAATGCATTTCCCATGACAGAGCTTGCATCCTTAGCTTCTTTTTTGAGATTCTTTAAGGCAGATTCGTCAAGGTCAATCTGTGTCTTGAGATTTCTTGCCGCTTCAGAATTTGCATCAAATCCCTCAGTATTTTTCAGCTGATTGAATGCTTCTTTTTCAGTCTTGAGCTTCTCTTCAACATTCTTGATTTCATTTGCAAGCTCAACCTGTCTGTCTTTTAAAAGATTTACATTTGAAGGATCAAATTTAAGAGCATTATTTATATCTCTAAGATTAGTTTTTGTCTTAGAAATAGCATTGTCTACGCTGGCAAGAGCTTTTGTGAGCTTCGTTGTATCTCCGCCAATTTCAATTGTAATTCCTTTGATTCGTCCAGCTGCCATGCTCAAATCCTCTTAAAACTTGTCAAAATCTTCCTGTGTAGCAACTTCTTTGTATTTATGACTGTCATTTGATATTTCAGTTATCACATCAATCACAGTCCCATAATCGACCTCATCCAAATCAGACAAACTGAATCCAGCCATTAACGCTGAGTGGATGAATAAGGCCGTGTTCATTTCTCTTTCAGTTCTTCTTTGTTTTTTTTTGGCTCTGAGGCAGTGATTTGAGTTCCCAGATATACATTCAGGATCTCCGTTGCTTTATTTTCAAAAGACATAGAATCAAACTGCTCAAGCCAGTCAATGAAAGTGTCATTATTGAGTTTCAACAGATTGACTTCCTGATCAGACATAGCTGCTGCTTGCATTGCCATTACATAGGCAAGCTCCGGCAGAAAATCGATGTCATATTTCTTGACACCGTCCACATCCTTTTCAGCATTAGCAAATTTTGTCAGAAGGTCATCGCCAAAAATCATCTTATAACGTCTACAAGTTGCAGCATTTGATACAAATTCAACGTTTTTAACTTCGCCGTTGTATAACGGCATTTCAATACTTGCGAACATAATCAATCTCCCCCTTTTTAAAATAAGCGGCAACCTTTTAACTGATTGCCGCCTAGCAGTGAAAAATATGAGAATAGAGAATCAAGCAGAAACTGTTGTTGCCTGATATACATCATCAAACCATGTCTGATATGGCAGATCTCCCTGAGTGCATCTAGCCTTAACGACATCAGCCTCAAGGTCTGCGTTATGAATTGCTACAGCTGTGAGTGTCAGAGTCTCTGTCTGAGGCTCAATTTCCTCTCCTGTTGTCTCACCGGAAACCGATGGACGTGTTGCTGTGCAATTATAAAGGACGTGTCTTGTGTTCTTCTCATCACCTTCAAACTGGAATAAAAGAGCAAAATTGACTGTCTTTGCACCAGCGTCCTCAATGAGGACTCCATTTGAATCGATGATATCATTAAGCACGTCTGTCCTGAATGAATCAGGAATAAGTGCTGACTCAAAATCACCGGAATATCCATTATTGGACTGACCTACCCAGTAATCGATATTATCAGCTCTGAACTTGGTTGTTTCACCTTCTGCATCTAACGAAAGATTAACAGCTCCAGGCCATGCAACAGGCTTAGCATATGTTGCTGTGTTTGTCGCTGGATCAATCGTTGCGACAGCATAATGAACATTTTTAAGACCATATTTGACCTTGTTCATTGATCACTACCTCCATTTCATAGGCAATTTGCCACATTTTTTCTGAATCTATATAGTTCTCTTCCTTGTAATACGTTAGATTCTTTTCAGCTAAGATTTTCTCGACCTTAGCCTCTAAATCGAAATCCTTTTCAGCCGTATAAAGCTCAATATTCAGCGTGACAATACGCTGATAATTGCTGTTATCAGCAAAAACATCATCTGTTGATGAATAGAAAAAGCAAACAAAAGGCGGCGCCTGACCAGTCCCTTCTGGGAATTGATAATAGGCATAAGGCAGCTCTATGGATTTGACTATTTCAGATACTTCTAAATATGTCATAGCTTGCTGACTACCTCCCTCTCATATTCCTGGATAAGTTTCTGCTCGACAGGTTCAATGTGAGCTTTTCCGTTATAGTCTCCGTATGCACGGCCCCCAACTACAACAGCATGACCATGCTCCAAAAGATGAGGAAGTCCAGGAGTCCGATTGTATATCGTGACTGTGGTAGATAATCGCCCCTGTTGGACTTGATAAGTCCATCCTCTGGCATATTTACCTGTCCCACCGAATGAGCTTTTTGATTCATTCCTTAGGAGCTGAGCACCCTTCTGACCTATCTTTTTAGTGATAGAGTCCAGGTTCTTTGATACTTCATCCCCATATTCACTAAGGATTTTCTCAATCTCTTTGTCAAAAGAATCAATTGTAACTTTCTTTGCCATTTCTAACCTCAGACTGATGTCTGTCCGCTTGTATTTGTTCCACCTTTTCGCTCCACGTAGAGCTCTAGGTTGTCATTTCGTCCGTAATAGGTCCGATAAACTGAGTATTGCTTGCCCTCGTACTCAACAATGGGCTCATCATGGTAATCGCCAAAAAATATCGTGAATTTGAACTCAGGATTCAAGCCATTGCGACCAGCCTCAAAGAACTCTCTCTGAGTAATGGAATCCACCTGACAGTAAACCTGTCTTGATGTTGGCATTTCTCGCCAGATTCCATAAATATCCTGTTGACGTTCAACACTGATTAAATTGATGACTCCTGATCTATCCATTGTGTATACCCTGTGCTCATAGAAAGCTGAGCTTTCTGCTCATCATAACTGCGTTTCAGCCTGTCATATTCGTCTGGCTGTCCGAAATTCAGTTTGCAATACGTAATGATTGCTCTTGAGACTATCGCATCAATCTCTGGTGGGATAATTACTCCGGCAATTCCTAAATCTGTTTGCGCTGCTGCAATCAATTCCTCAAGCTCAGAATCGAATGCGTCCGTTGTTATGCGGAGCGCAAGCCTAACTTTCTCTAACATGGCAATCCTCGCTATTTTTTCTTACCTTTTGACGATGAGGCTTTCTTAGCTGAAGATTTCTTTTCAGGAGCTTTCTCTTCGACAGGTTCCTCAGGAAGTTCCTGAGGAGCTTCTTCTGTATCAGATTCCTCTGTGGGAGCTTCAGCTTCTGAAACTTCGTCAGCCTTATCCTCTTCCTTGTATGCGACTGCAATACCTCCAAGAGCCTTGAACTGACTCTCGGAGATATTAACTATTGAACCAGCTTCAACAGTAAGCAGTGCCTTTTTTAAGATGAGCGCTTTTATCATGCGCTGATCTCGCCCTCAGTAACTACTACAAAGAAGCCATCTCTGATGACTTCGATGCCAGCGTAGAGCTTTCCAACGATCTTAACCTTATCCTCTTCAGCAAGGCTGTATGGATCAGTTACGAAAGTAACGTTTCTATCATCTGGAAGGTTCATGATGACACCTCTGAGATCGCCTACGATGATTTCGTCCTGGTCAAGAGTATTGTCGAACAATACCTCTACGCCATTGATGAAATATGTAGGACGTCCATTGTCAGAAACGATGTTGTAGATAGGTCTATCTGACAGGTCCTTAAGAGCCATGAACTTGTTGAAGTATGTCTTCTTGTTCATGATTGCAACTACGTTGTTAGCTTCAGCAACGAGCTCTGCTTCTGCCGCGAAAATTGTTGCGAAATCGAAAGGAACTGTGAGCTGTCTTACACCAGCAGCTGTCTTTGTAGCTGCAGCTGGAGCAGCCTTAATCTTTGAAACGATTGTTGCATCTGCGAGCTGAAGGATTCTGAACTCGATTTCATCGTAGATGTAATCAAGGAATGCCTGTCCCTTAAGAGCAAGGACCTCATCAGTGATTGTGATCCACTTCTTGAGCATTGCAGGCTCTACAGATACTGTACCGAGAACGAGCTGCTCTTCTGATGGAGCTTCAGCGCCTTCTGTATGAACAGCTGCACCTGTTGCTGAATACTCAAATGGATATTTAGCTGTGCCCTTGATGTTTGTTCTTCTTACTCTGCTAGTGAGATTTGCTCTCTCCCATGCAGTATTGATGAAGTCATCGATAACTGTAGGAACAGGAACTGAACCACCTTCAACGAGGTCAGTCATGAGAGCTCTGCACTCTTTGTCAGAACCTGTCTTGATCATGTTCACAAAAGCGTCAAGATATTCCTGAGATGCTCTTACGCTCTCAAGTGTTCTAACTTCCTTTTCTTCTGGCTTTCCGACAACTTTGCCAGCACCACCAGCAACAGCTTTCATTGTTGCTTTTCTTGTCTCAAGCTCAATCTCTGCTTTTCTTGTCTCAAGAGCTTCGATTTCCTTGTTGAGCTCATCGAGCTTAGCGGAATCCGCGTTGTCGATTTCTGTTTTGATCTGAGCAAGTCTTTCCTCGATCTGCTCGCCTGTTAATTTCTTAATCTCTTCTAAATTCATGCTTAAATCCCTCCTAATCTGAGTTTTAACTGCATTCTTCTACGCTCTAATTCAAGTGATTTAAGTCGCTCCGCTTTAATCTCATTGATCACTCCGTCACTGAGATTTCTCACTGAAATTGAAGTTGCGTCATTTGCCGGAATTGAAACGGCTGAAACATCGTAAACCTTGCTAATCGCTGTTATTGTGCGCTTTTCAAGGATTCGACCATCTTCAAGGACTGACTCATCCCACACTGAGTCTCTAACTGTGTAGCCATAGCTCATCTGTGTTGTGTAGCCGCCTTTGATTTCCTGATAAAGCTGCTGTCCTATGTCTGTACCTCCAAGGTCAGCCAAGATTGACAGTCCCTTCTCATCAGGACCAACTACAAGAGTCTCGTTTTTGGTACGCGCGAAAACTCTTCCTTCATGGTTATATTGGAATATGACGTCAGAGAGGTCAGCATCATCGAAAGCTCTGGAATCAACTTCTTCCTGGACAACAAACTCCTCATCCTCCCAGAGCGTATATGGATGATTAAATACGCTGGCATATCCCTGAACGATTTTTCTCTGTTCCTGTTCTTCAGTTGGCTGCTCTATAACAGCCAGGACAAAATCTCTATATTCTCTTTCATTCGTTTTCGCTGGCATTATCTGAACCTCCTAGCTCTTCTGCTCTTTTATATTCGCCCCTGACTGGAGCAACTTGTCCGGCTCCGTTTGGAAGAGGCGGATAATTGAATAAATCTCTAATCTCATCAATGAGAATTGCTCCACGATCTCCAAGCTCTTTAGCCATCTGAACCTTTGCCGGAACACTCATGTATTGCAATCTGTTGGCTGTTGCCAAGAACTTTGAACCTCCGGCTCTCTCTCGTTCTGACCAGATTGCTTTAGTCATGCCATCAGAGAATTGAATTGACCATGGCTCAATCGCGCCATTAAAAAAGGCATCCAGCTCTTCGCCGTTTGCCTCGTTTTTTAAAATCTTGTCATTGCATCCAAAATATCTGAATACATTTTCATCAATGAGTTTTTTCTGTTCAGGATCCACTTCAAAAGTAGAATTTTTTATCTGCTCGATATTCTGATATGTGTTAGGGAATAACAGAAGTCCTCCAGCCTCAGCATCAGTTGTCAGATTTTCCTGGCTAAATCTTAATCTTTCATTTTTTAGGTCATCTGCTTTTGTAAAATTGTTGACCTGAGCCATGAATCGATAGCTTGCTGCATTCTTAACGCCATCTTTGATTCCCTGATTGTATATGGACATCAAATCCAGCGTTTCATCCATTGTGTTCTTTTCGCCAAAGAAATCATCTTTATATTGGAATTTAGTCATCATGCAGCATTTCCTGAACTCAACAGCTGCAGTCTCGCCATGTGCAAATTTATATCTCAGCCATTCCTCTCCCTGGTATTCAACAATCTCGCATCTTTTGGGAATTACTGGATAATAGCCTGTTATTACCATTCCGGCGTCAAATACAGGGACCACAAAAGATGTATTGTTTATATCAAGTATCGTTGAAAGCCTATAAAGGAACTGAGGCCATGTTTGCCACTGGTTTGGTCCTTGTCTGAGCTTATTTTGCAGAGATGTCTGAGCTGTGCCATAGGTCATGATCTTGAGCTTTGAAATATGTCTTGCTCTCGCATCAATACAAGCTCTCACAAGCTCACATTCATAGATTTCGCCCTTGTGATCGTGATAGACAGGCCTGTAATTATTCAGTTCATAGAAAAAAGGCTTTCCTGAAAGCACCTGGTCTGATTTAGTTGCTTCTTTAGGACGAAAAATTTTTTCAAAAAGACTCATGTCAAATTCCTCAGCTTCACTCCTATAGATTCATACCATTTCTGTCTCACACAAAAGGCATCAGATAGCGCTGCCACTCCGTCAATGTGACATTTAGTGTTCATTTTTACCAATTTGCCGCGACCTCGTTCAGTGCTCATCTTGATTGCACTGTCCAGTAGATGCATTTTTAGAAGGTCATTGTCTCCAATGTGGACTCTTCCATCCTTGAAAAGTCCCTCCATCTCCTGAAGGACTCCCCAGAGATTTTCGCCCTGGTAAACATCATCACAATGAAATCCAAATCCCTTAAGATCCTGGACAAGATACTGTGCAGAGTATCGGTCATATCCTATCTGTAACGGCAATATCTCATAATTTTGAACGAGAGACACAATCCAGTTGTAACAATCTTTATAATCAACAAAATTCTCGCCGGATGTCTCTAACAGTCCGCGCTCAAGATATATGTTGTATGGAATGCCATCTCTGGCAATCGCGTCATCAATCTTCTCAGCTGGCAACCAAAATTTTGCAAACACATAAAGCTCGCCTCCGCGCTCGATCACAATGACTGCAGCTGTCATGTCAGTTGTCTGTGATAAGTCGATTCCGGCTACGCAATAGCTCGATTTGAAATCTTCCAGCTTCAGATGCTCTCCACACATTTTTTTGATTGTCTGAGCACTGAGCCATGCCTGAGAGCTGTTCTGTTTGATGTTGCAATATTTACACTTAAATTCTGTCCTCTTTGACAGGGATTCTCTTGCCGTATCAATCTCATCAAGGATGAACTGGACAGGAACTGACACTCCCATGCCAGGAAGAGATTTCCGCAGCTCGTTGATGTCATCCCATTTATCAGGATCATCAATCATATAAAAAATAGGCAAGAGTCTTTTTTCTTTACTCTCACCTAACAAAAAGCGTGTTCCACGCTTGAATAATTCATCATAGATTCCATCGTTGACGTAACCGCCAGAGCTGATTGATAGAGTTATAGGCTCAAGTCGTGAACCAGTACCTGAAACCATGACTTCATACTGCTTAAGTCCTCTCTCAGCTGGCCATGAGCTCATCTCATCAGCAACAGTCAGCATCGGATTGTAACCATCAGATTTTTTCTCGTTGAATGCTATCTTTTTGATGGTCGTATTCGTTGAGTCAACGATATAATCATTTTTCCTTTTTCTGGTCCTCTTTGCCAGATCAGGATTCTTGTCCTTGGTAAATTCAAAAGCGGAATAAACCAAATCGCTCTGCTCCAGCTTAGGAGCTACGCAGTAGATCTCAGAACCAAATTCGCCATCCACATAGACCACATAAGCCATGATTGCGGCTGCAAGAAGAGTTTTTCCGCATTTTCTGCCCACGAAAAGAGCAACCTCACGAAAATATCTTCTATCGTTCTCATCTACAATTCCGAAAAGTACGGAAATAAATGCTTTTTCCCATAAAGACAGCTTAAACGGCTTCGGAGCAAGTTTTCCTTTATTGTGTCGGCAGAAAGTTTCGATAAATCTGATTGCCCTGTTTGCTTTCTGCTGATTAAAAAAATAAGTGCCATCCTCTATTCCGTCCACTATGAGCGTATAGAGAAGCTGCACCCACTTTCCTACTACTTCCGAACCATCACTAATCTTCTGGAAATACGAATAAATAAAGTTATCCATTCAAAAACTCAGACAGGGCATCAGTTCCATCATCTTCTTTACCGAATGACTTGATGATGTTGACCAGCGTTGACACTGTTCCATTAGCAGCCGTTGAGGTTTTGTTGTACTCAGCAATCGCTGGATTAGCTACAAGATTCTCACGCCCTTTTACGTATTCTTTCGTGACTGTAGCCCCATATTCGTTTATGGACTTCTCCAGGTCATCCATGATCTTGAGCTGCACCTGATAGCGCTTAAAAGTTGTCTCAAAGAAATAACTGTTGGAGACTCCGCGCTCTTTTGCCATCTTCAGGATCTGCTCTGCTTGCTGCTTAAGTGTCAGCTGCTTTTTTTTCGCTGACGATTGCGCTTTTGGCGCTCTTTTTTTCTTTTTAGGGGCTGGATTTACAGCCACTTTCCCATTTGCCTGTGTTTTTGCCATAGTCACTCTCCTAATAAGGTTTCTCGACTTGCATCTCTTATCAACTTGTCACTAAATCCTCACAACTTCGCTCAACTTTTCCAAAATCCGTAGAACCTTTAGAGAGGAATTGGAAGG